GCATTTAATATTAGGGAGACCCTGGCCGTAAAGTTGAAGTTATGGATTAGGCTTTTTGGTTGTTCTGACCATCCCCAACAACATATTGATTATCTTATCGTCTGCCGACCATTTTGTATATTTGGCAATTATCTTTAAGATACTAAGCAATAGGATAATCGTAAACCCACTTCCTTCAAGCAAGGCAAACATATATTTGTCAAGATGAAATAAGATTCCCACTTATCCCTCCTTTGGGAAAAACAACCCTGCTAATATATCAATAAGGCTTTTAATTAGTGGCATTGCATTGTTTATGGCTTCCCATGATTCCTTTTGACCGCCTGTGGAAACACTTGGCATAGCCTTTATAACCTGAGTAACCCCATCCACTACAAAGGCTTTTTTCTTAACTCCGGTTCCATCCCCTAACACACTTTCAGCAATTTTGATTAAATTGGTAATTAGTGGGAGCAATTGAAGCAACATAATCCAGTTCATAGTTTTAATCTCCTTCTTTGTTTTTAATTTCAATATCGGTTTTCATAAAAATAATACCCATGAGGTTCTCGAACAATCCGAGTTTGCCCCTGTTGTCAACGATTAATTCCACCCCGTCTTTCTTCATAGTAACCAAAGCATCTTTTTTACTCTGAATAGTATAGATTTCACCTTGAGGATTCATGATTGTGGTCTTAACGGAAGCACATGAAATTGTCAACAGTAAAGTAATTATAATAATCCATCTCATTGTTTTATCCTTGAACATTAATAACACTCCTTTACCGTTAATTGAAACATACTGACATCCTTCATAATTTCCATAAATTCTTTGAATGTCGTTCCTAAATTTAAGACTGCCCTGTCTCCTTGCAATTTGCCAAAATACTGTCCAAGAATCACACAACCCTCTGTGTGCTTTACTACGTTTCCAGCATGAAAAAGAACGTGATCTCTATTTGGGACATTAACTATTTCAAATGTCTCTCCAAATTTAGGAGATATAATTCTTTTACACAAATATTGTTGCGCAGGGATACTCGATATATTTCTCTTGTTAAGTTCATCCGGAGGCTCAAGCGTAACACAAAAGACCTGACTGCATATCAGCAAATTACCGAATGTCCCTTGCTCGCTTTCTTCAACTCTTAGTAATCTAACCGTTGGTATTATTTTCATCTTCAACTTTCCACTTTTTAATTATTTTTTCCACAGTAATCTCTTTCAGGCATTTTTCGCAATATCCACGTATTTCACATTTTCCTCTACACAGATGTTCAACAATCAGCCAAACAGCTTTACTAAAACATTTCCATGTGGCACATCTCATTTTGCCTCTATCAAGTGTTCAAATAGCTTTTCTTTTACGTTATCGCAGCATTCTCGAACCGGCTTTAGTTTATTGCACTGCCGTTGTTCAGCCTTTCCAATTTCCTCATCAAGTTGTTTAAAGTCTGGACGTTTCGTAATTTCTGCTGTGAAAGTAACGATATGATCAGTTAAGTCTTTCCCTTGATCATTAACTTTCCGGTACAAAGCTCCAATTGCTACTACTACAACTGCATTACTTATTATTGCTATTGTTTCAAGCATGATCTATTCCTTCTAATCGCTAAAGTAATACACCATATATTTAGCCGTGCCGTTGGTTGTTATATCAACATATATTCCGTTATAGTACCTCACTGGCGGGTCTAAACTGATTGATTGTATCCTGTCGGTTGAACTTGTTGTGATTCGAGTAGTAGGAATAAGTTTAGTCCCTGAAGCCGCTGTGGCGTTATCGTAGATGTCTATGTCAATGTAGTCAGAACTATCACTAATTATAATAACTCTATGAAACACGCCGCCACTTGTAGTAATAGCAGAATCATCGTCAAGTTGTGCGCTCTGCTTCATCCAATCGCCCGCCCATGCTCCGGTACATAAAAACAATACAAGTAGTAATGCTATGAATATTCGTTTCATTTTAGACCTCCTAACCCCTTTAACTTGCCAAAACCCTTTAGTTTTTTACGTTTCTTTTCACGCTCTTTATAGAAAAATAATTCTTTAGCCGTCATCTCTTCTCGCCATGTTTTAATAAAGTCTCTCCATGCACCACTTCCAGGAACAAATGCCGACCAAGACCATTTTAACTGATTAATTGCTTTTTTTCTTCCATATTCATCAGTAGCAGACACGTAATTATATAGTCCAAGTACAATTTGTCCTGGAGGGCTTAAATACGCTGGTAAAGTACCTAACAAAGCTATTCTACGATAATCTAATCCAAAAGCTCTTTTTGTTCCTTCTATAAAGGCTATTGATGTTATAATATGTCTTAATGCACCAAGCCGCCATTTAACAGGTATTGGTTTGCCCCAACCCGTTTTCCCATACCATGCTCTTGAAATCATCTCACGCCAGTAATTAGTTGCATAATTCTGCCACCAGCTTTGAAGTACCGCAAAAACTCTTGACAAACCGCTTCGATAAATTTCCGGCATACCCATTAAATTATACCAGTATTGAGTTGTCATAGCCCCAAATTCCATTTCTTTTTGCACGTCTTTTTCTGTCCAACCTAAACTTTTATACTTAGGATTATCAACAAGTTCTTTACTTGCATAATAAGCGGTTTTCATAGAAAAAGTTACATTGGATATATGAGAATGACCATAAGGCTTAAACCCCAACTTTTCAAGTTTGCCAAACATTCCTTCTGGTAATCTTTCCATGAATTGCTGTCTTGATATTTTCCAAAAATCGTTTTGCTTAACAGTAACTTTGAGTTCCTTTGATGCAGGAAGCATAGCTTTTGCAAATGCTTTAGTATCATAAAGTCCAAGCGTTAAGAACTTTTGTGTATGATTTCTTACTACCAGTCTAATCTTACCCCAAATAGTAGCATCATGCACAACTCTTGATATTTGTCCTGTTATATCTTTAATTGGATTATAAGACAGAGTGCGTCCAAAAGGCTTTAAAGCAAAATCAATCATTCTGGTAATGCCGAGTTTATCAAGAGAGGCATTTGTTAAATTATCAAGTTTTGTCGGCATACCTTTTACAACTTCATTCATATATGCCTGTACCCATTGTCTTGTTGAAGCTGGCATTATACCTTTAAAGGCTTTCATCTGCTCTCTAAACAGCATATTCGGCTGTTCAAGATATATCTGCTTCAAATCCATAGACACCATTGCCTTAAGAGCTTTAATAGGGTCTTTTAATAATCCTGGTCTTTGTTCAACCATTCGTTTAAAAGCTGTCGGGTTATAAATATGTTTTGGATTAATAAAATCAAGCCAGTATCTTACTTCTTCAGGGAAGGGATATTTTTCTGCTAATCCTTTTTTAGTAAAAGCATCTGAAATATGAGTTACATAAGCCCTCATGCTATTTATAGGTTCAAGATCAACTTTAGCTCTTACTTCATTTGTTCTTTCCAGCATAACATCAGTAAGGTTTCTTAATTCTGTAAATATATTAGCTTCTTTGCCAGTTAATCCTGCCCCGTTAGCTGTTTTGAATTTATCAAGAGATTCCCACATCCTAACTTCGGATTTAGTCGGTTTGTTTCGTAGTCTGCTCCATTTTCTTTCTGCAATTGAAGTTTTTCCAACTTTATTTATTAAATTTCTTGTCTTATCAAGCATATCAAATTGGTCTTTTCTTTCGTTCAACATTGCAGTACGAGCTTTAATACTTGGCTCTATAAGTTCACTAACACCTAAAGTATAAGCATATCTATTTGATGGAGTTATAATTTTTATTAAAGATGGTTCTTTAAATTCACGTTTAAAAAAGTCTTTAGGTGTTATATCTTTGCTCAATGGGATAGAAGCCACTTTTATTCTTCCTGAAACAAATTCAGGCACAGGCACTTTTTTAAGAGCAGATATAAACTCACTTGCTTCTGTTTTGGTCATTTTTGCTATTGAAGATTTGCCTGTAAACGCTTTTGCAAGCCGGCGGTATTGAGGTTTAACTTTACCCTTTTCAGATAACCAGCCTTTTTCTCTTGCTATTGCATGAGAAGCTTTTATTTGTGCTGGAGTTACTTTATCTACCATTGGTTCAGGCTTAAATTCCTTTTTCATAAACTCTGAGGGCTTCATAATAGGCTTTGGTATGCCTTCACCCTTAAACTCCTTTGTGAGAGCCTCTGGCTTCGCCTCTGTGGGGATTGCGGTGGGCTGTGGCTTTGCGGGGGCTAAATCTGGATATTCGGCTAATACTTTATCTTTATCAATAATAGCTATTGTTATGCCTTTTTTTTCAGGTTCAACAAATCTTCCACCATCATATCCAGCTTTTTTTAAGTTCTCTATAAAAGTCGAATCTTCAAAAGCTCCTTGTATTTCGGCTTCTCCTTCATCAATAAGTGTTCCCCATTCTTTATCTATACTCTCTATTAACTCTATTGCTTTAACTACATCCTTTGATTTTGTTAAACCTGTAAAATCTGCGATTTTAGCATCTTCACTTATATATTTTTCTAATATCCGTCCGCCCTCACCCCTAAGAGATCGAAAATAATCAGCATGTTCTTTTTTTTCTGAAAAGAAAATAACTTTTGCTTTAGATGGTTTTTCTCCAAAAATTCCTTGGGTATATCGTTCGCCAAAATCTAATTCGTCAAAATCCCTAACTGTGCCATGATATACTTTCTTAGGCATAGCTTTCTCAGGCGCAACTTCCTTTTCAATAGCCACTGGCTCACGGGCTAACTCTGCCGTGGGCTCAATAGGTGCTGGCTTTTCAATTATCGGTTTAGTTTTTAAGAATTGTTCTGGTGTTATTATTGGCTCAGCCTTCATTCTTGTTTTAATGGCTTCCGTTTTAAATCTATTAAACTCTTTTAAATTGCCGCTTTTCTTTAAAGACTTTAATACTTGTGCTTCGTTAAGTCCGGCAGTAAGCATATCATCAACAGATTGAACAACCAAACCTCTCTCTTTAATAGTTGCTCTCCTGTACCAGTTGCTATCTTTAAGAAGTTTTCCAATAGGTTCAGTTAACCAGGGATACTTCTTCGCAGCACGAATCGCTAAAGCAGAAGCTCCTCTCGTAGCCGCACCAAAAGCTGCGTATGTAGCTGCTAATCCTGTTATTTCTACTCGCTGTTCCTGCGGAGATTTTTTTGCAAATTCAGCCATTTCTGTTGGTGAAGCGAACTTCTCACTAACACCTGGTAAAAGCAAACTTGCAGCAGCATATCGAGTAGCCATAAGAGTAGGATGCTTTGCCTGCATTGCCTGTTCTTCTTTAGGAGACATAAAGAACTGTCCCCAATAATCAACAGCAGTTTCTAATGGCTTTTGCAAATATCCTAAACCTTCAGGCAACTCATCATATAACATTCCTTTAGCTGTTTGAATAGCTGGTTTGACAATAGATGATGGTCTCTGTAAAACCTCTATTGGTTTTTCTATTACAGATTCAATAGGTTTAATCCCCATATATTCATCGGGAGAAGGCATTGCGGTTTTTGCTACACCCATGTATTCATTAGGAGAAATCATTTAATAAGCCCTAATTCTTTTAAAACTGCTTCTACTGTCATTCCTTTTGCGTTAGCTGCTTCTTGAACTTTTGTAGGAGTCCAGCCAGCTTTAACAGCTTGTTTTGATAATTTTATAAATTTAGTCTCTTCATCTGTGAACATTCCGCCAGTTTTCCAATAGGCAACCTCATTGCGTTTGTTTTCAGTATTATAAATCGAAGATAAAGATTCAAAAGCATCAGGATCATCTTTACCAGAAGATAATTCTGTGCGTGTTTCACCAATAGTAACTTTTTTTCTAAATTTTTGAATATCTGTAATCGGTGTTGGTTCTTCTGTAGGCGGCATTAATCCAACTGCCTGCCCTGCTGGTAAAAATCCTTGAGCTGTTTTATATAGTGTTGGCTGTTCCCCTGGTTTTAACGTAGCCTCTACCGTTTTAGGTGCAAGAAATTCCGCAACACCAGGGAAAAAAGAATCAATAATTTTATTATTTCCGATGGTATTTATCCATTCTGATATTTCTCCTTGTCTTGCAACATCTTTGTCTTTTACAGCTTTTTCAAGTTCTTTTTGTAAATTGGCTTTTATCTGTGGCCGTAACATAGGTAAATTACGTTGAAGTCCAACATATAAATCAACAGGAGTAGTCCCTTCGGATTCTGCAACTGAATTAATAAAATTGCTAAGTGGCTCCATTGCCTTATCAAGTTTGCGGTTTTTCAATTGGACATTAAACATTGTCCACTTGCCTTGATTTATAGGCTTTACGTAATACGGGTCTTTTCTTTCAGCTATTCCTGCTATAGTTGCCGCAGTTTCAGCCCCTATACGTGCAGTCCCCGCTTGTACACCCGCAGTTTCAGCTTGCATTGTTCGTAGAGGCAGTTCTCCCTGATAGTGTCTTTCCTTCTGGCTAAGTTCCGCCTGACCTAACTGCGAGGCTTGTTTCATCTGAAGCAGTTGCATCGCCTGTCTTGTGGGTTCGGCAAGTATGTTTGATCTTGGTTCTACATAATATGGATTAGGCATTTCTTTCTCCTTGCAATTAAATTAAAAATGCTATATAGAGAATTTATGAGAATAATATTTATACTTATCTTTCTTTCTGGTTGCGCTCATCATCAAGTTTATACACCGCCTGAGCATCTTGGAATACGCATGAATTCCATAGGCACAGAAGTGTTGACCTGTATTAACGCTCCGGTAAGGTTTTATATCGCAAAGACCGACAAACAAAATGCTTGGATAATAGATGATAAGGTCTATTTTACCGAAGGTCTTTTTGATCTTGACGATGATACTCTTAAATTTGTTATGGCACATGAAATATCTCATTTAAAACTTGGTCATCTTAAAAATATAAAAAAAGTTAGCTACGCTACTACTGGCGTTATGTTAATTGTTAATTATATCGTTCCTGGTGCTGGTCTGCTTAATTTTCTTGTCAATCCTGCTGTTGTTAATAATTTCACTAAAACCCAAGAATATGAAGCTGATAAATTAGCCTCTAAAACCTGTCTTTGCCTTGGTATTTCCATTGACCGCCAAGTAGAAATACTTGAAAATCTTAAAAAAGCAATCGCTGACGGCGGTAAATTCTGGGACAGACATCCTTCATGGGATGATAGAATTTCTAACATCAAAGCCCCTTGATTATTTCGACGTATTGTTTACCGTCTGTTGCTGTTCTATACCCGTGAATTATCCAGCCTGTTTTTAAAGCGACTATTAAAGTTGGTATGTTCGTATTCTGAACAGTTCCCATTAAAAACCTAAATCCTTCGCTTTTTAAATAAGACCATATTTCATTTACAATATCTCTTGAAAGTTTTTTGTTTCTTAATTCTTTTGGTATTCCAATTTTCTGTATATAAAATGTAATTCTGTCATGCAAATACCCTGAAAAGAATCCTAAATATTTATCTTTTAAATAACCTTTATAAATAATAGCCGGTATGTGCATAGGGTCTTCAGGAAATATCTCATTATGGATTTCAAGATAATCCTTGCATTCGTTATATAAGAAGCGTTCAAATCTCATTTACCACCGCCAACAGCCTTAACAACGGATTCGACAACACCTACCCCAGCTCCTACGCCTGCACCTACAGCAGTGCCGACACCAGGCACAACCGAACCAATAAGTGCTCCTTGTGCTGTCCTTGTTGCTACTTTTTCACCTGCCTTCCATTCTGCTTCACCACCTGGGAGTTCACCAGCTGCTTTTACAGCTAATGGTTTTGTAATATATTGATGCCCTAATTCAATAGCAGCAACTTCGGCGGCAGTCAGTGCCGCAGTACTGGCTATTTGGCTTGCTGTTGCTGCTGGTGCTACCGCTCCTACTTCTCCTGCTATTGCAGGAGTCCCCGCTGCTAACTCCCCAGTTATAAAACCTTGCCCTGCTGAGACTGCTCCTGGTGCTGTTGCCGCTGCACCCCCACCAAACAATTTCGCTGCTGCATAAGCTGCCAAAGGGACTTGTAAACCCATCCCTACATATCCCATTGTTTCTGCTTTTTTTGCGGCTTCCAGTTGGGCTGCTGTTGACAACCCGGCCTCTCTTTCGCTTGCAACTGCGGCTCGTTTTTGTTCAGCCAGACTTTTACCAAAATGAAGTTTTTGCTGAGAAAGAGATTCACTAAATTGTTTTGCTGATTGAGCTTGAGTTTGACCAAATTGTTCTGCTTGCGTTCCAACTTCAGCTTCAGCCAGCTTTTGAGTTCTTGCTGATGCTAATCTTCCTGAAGCTCCTGCTGCTCCCGCCACCGCATAGTCATAAGGGGCTTGTGGGACTCCAGTTAGTTTTGTCTTTCGCCTTTGTTGAATCAATAAGTCTGTAAATGATTGAGGTATCGCCATAATAAATCCTTATTCATATAATTGATTGATATAATCATACCTATTAGGTTTTGTTAATTGTTTAAGAGTATAATAACTTACAGGTGCTTGTAGCCCCATGCCTATATAATCTTGTATTCTTGCTCTGCTTGCGGCTTTAATTTGAGCCTCTCTTAAAGTCCTTGTCTGTTGTTCTCTTGTCTGTGAGACTCTTTTTTGTTCGGCTAAAGTTAATGCAAATTGTTCCCTTCCGGTTGCTAATCTTTCAGTAAATTGCCCTTTTTCAGTTGCCAACCTTGTAGCAAATTGTTCTTTTTGAATATCCTGTCTTCTTTCTGCAAGGTCTAATCTCTTACCGCTTGCAAGCCTTTGTGAAGCTCCTTCGACATCAGCCATAGCCGCTTGCATTAACAACTCTCTACCGTATAAAGGATTAAATTTCCGTTTTTTCTGAAGCATACGGGTTATCTGCATTAATTGACTTATAGCCATTACTCTACTCTCCATGTATATGAAGGATCATAACCAAATCCCATCCCCATTAATTCCATACCATCAGTTAATGTTGAAAAATCTCCGCTTATTTTAAAACTATGGATTAAATGAGGTCCCAATAAACAGTCCCATGCTTCAAAAGGGCCAGTACTCGGTGCTATGCTTTCCGGTACGGATTGATTATCAACACCATCTACAGTTAAAACCTGATCTCCATAATGAGCGATTGTTATGTTTTCTCCGTAATCCAGAACTATTTTATTGCCTGCTTCAGTTAATAAATAATCTCCATCGGCAACCTCTAAATAGCTCAACACTGTTCCAGTTTTAGTTTCAAACATTAACCGCATATAATTAACGGTAGTGTGTCTGAAAAAAGGAAGCTCATTATCTAATAACATATCTTTAGTCCAGACATACTGACAAATATTAGTTCCATCCCATGTTGCACCTCTTTCAGTTCGATAGATATATCCTTCATCGGTTGCACCATAAGAATATGTGTTTCCGATTGTATCCCTAACCTGAAACCCAACCTGAAACGGATTAGTCCCTGAAGTGTTTTCTCTATAAACTTTTGTCCATTCTTTATATTTGAGAGAATATTCCAACTCTACATTATGAGTTGTCTGCCCTGAACCTGAAGAAACTAATAATTTATAGACATTTAGGTTGGAATCATACCATCCTACCGAATCATCCTGCTTACTTGCCGGGATGTATAAAGAACTATTCGGATTCCAATAAACCCTTATATCTTCTGAGATTGGCACGATCGTTGCGCCATCACACATCACAATGCCTGAATCAGATTGCCATATAGCTACATGGCGTTTAGTATCTTCAGAAACATCAGTGATTTCACACACGGTCATTGATAAAGGAGCGATACATCCAACATTGCCTGATATCTGTTGGACTTCCCAATTAGAAGGCCCATCACCAAACACCCTGTAAGTCTCATTGGCTTTAGTAACTATTAATTGTTCATATCCGGTTGTTCTAAAGACATTATAAATTGTGCATGCAGCGGTAAGTTCAGTTTCATTGCCAAAGAATAAAGAACCGGAATCAGGGCCGTTCCATAAGTCTGTCGTGTTATAGACCGAATAAATAGCTTTATTTTTATGCCCTGTTTTTTCACAGAATAGAAATGCCCTTCCCTCAAAAAGTCCGGGGAATTTATAACCCTCGATATTGTCTGTGGCAGGTATCCCAGTTATATAGTAAATTTCGACCTCAACATCTAATATGACTGAATAGGAAAGTTTATAATAATAAAGCGGGAGTTCATCACCGTTTTGTTTCTGGTAAACTGTAGAAGGAGCTGAAAATGTAATTACGCCAGAACGAGCAACACTTGTTGTGCCTACCTTTGTACCGTCATTTAATCCATCAACAGATACCCACGAATCCCCATCCCACCAGCTTGTTGTAAGAGCTGTTGCTGTGGAATTCTCTTTACCACCAGGGATTTTTATATTAAACCCCTGCATTTTATTTACAAATCCAAGCAACAAATGGTGGGTAGTATCGAGAGAATCAAGGATAGCTACATAAGATGTGGTGTCATCATTAACTTCGTCTGTATAATCAAGATAAGTTGTGCCGTTATAAACCTTACAAGCCGAAATTACCTGTTCAGTACCATCCCATATATTTTTTATATCTTGGAAAGCCGCATCAAGGGTAATTTTGTAAATATCTGCCGTTCCTGCACTTAATGCAAATTCATACCAGTATAAAACAAGTCCTTCTAAAAACTTTGGTTCAGAAGTAGTTTCTGTGGATGTCCATGTTACTGTATCGGTTTCAGCAAGTGAAATCCCGCCAACAGAAGTGTTGTCGGTTAAGGTTATAGCCCCCCATGAATCTCCGTCCCATTCCTTCCCTGTTAGTGTTGAAACTGTAGTGTTTGCTGAAGATATATAAATCTTCATCCCTTGAAGGGGTCTGGTCGCTCCAATAATAATGTATTTATAAGTCGAATTTACAGTCGCAACTTGGTCTGCATCGCTGCTTGTATTGTTTAATTTATTTGAAACATCTCTACCATTAGAAACGCTATTCCCTGCGGCAGCATCAGATAAAACAACCTGGATAGGACGGTATTCATCCCCGCCCCAGACCATAGACTCAACACCGTTGCAATAAAGCACATTCCCTTGAGGAGAGGAACTAAATCTGCCTAATCCTGCCCCTGAAGCATCTGTATGTAGGGCTGTCCCTGAATAATCCCCTGCGTTTGGAATAGCAGTAACATTATCATAGATTCGTGCAGAACCGTAATTGGTAGAATCCTGGCAATAAACTAAGATATGACTTTCGGCAGGCTGTTCTTTTGTGAAATGAAATCCGTTTCTGATATGATAATATACTGAATTGACTATACCATTTGTTACTTTTGAATGACCTGAAACACCCTTTAGACTATTTCCGTCTTTACGAAGATTTTGTATGTCCTGAAAGCCATGCTGATTTATTAAAAGAGGATTAGAGGAAGGTTCCCATCTGCCTGTAAATGGAAAAGGATATGGCTTGAGATCAGCATAAGCCGTGCTGACTAAAATAAAGAAAAACAATAATATGGAAAGTAGTCTTTTCATTATTATAACATAAACGGAACTTCCCTAAATGATACGTCATTATCGCAATAATATTTCCGATTAAACTCTTTCAGTTGATTTAATTGCGCTGTATAAATACCAGGCCATATAATTTGATTTTCTACCTGAACATTGTTTTCAATAAGTCTTGTTATAGTTCCCGCTATAATAGAATGATGAAATTGTGGAGGAAGCAAGGGAATGTCTGCGTCTGCGATTAATTTACTACCTCGCAAAAGATACCAGTATTGAAGTCTATATGCGGCATCAGCACCCAAGAACCATAATATTTTATTAGTCTCTACACCGGCGGTTGTGAAGTGTTTTGTATGCATAAACCTTGTAGGTCTTGCGGTGTTTTCATTCCAGTATTTGTTATATTTCTGAAGTTCCTCTCTGGTAATGACATCCATAGGCTTCTCGTCAAGCCATTGCGCCTGTAAGACACTTTGTATAGATAGTGTAGGTGTTACGCCCCTATGATGGACTGTACCCCCTGAAGACCAAGCCGTGTATCCCGCACCGACTATATCTGTTCCATCAAGGTCTTGAAGTTCAAAAATGTTAGTCGTTTCGTCATCTACTTTAAAAAACCTATTATTAACTTCAGTCATTCCCACTACACTATGAAGTGAAATAATATCACCATCAACAAAACCATGCGCCGCCGCCGTAACTACTGGAGGGCTTGCCGCCGTGATTCCTGTGATAGTGGCAGGATCTTTTGACACTAAAGAATCATCAAATTTAATTAACCAGTATAAAGGGTAAAGATCATCTATGACTAAGATTTCATTAAGATAAACCATGTTTATCATCATCTTAATTAAATCCTCTTTTGAGCCTTTCCCCCCTTTAACAGCTCTTTCAACTTCTGCGATTATATTTGCAAATGTAAGATAATCAGCCATAGGTTATTAACTCCAATATTTTACTTCAGCTTGTTTTCGTGCTTCAATAGCACCTTCTATGTTATTAAATATTCCAAGATATATGTTTTTGCTATAAATATAAATTTGAGCTCGATATTTATTAAGGTGGTTATTCCAACAAACCCCTCTATATCCTGTAGTATTTCCATTGCATGGCCGTTTGTTTCGGTTTTGCTTTGTTCGAGTAACCCATCGGCAATTAGAAGGTTCATAATTTCCATTATTATCTGTTCTTTCTATTGTAAGACCTTTAGGTCTTTTCCCCATATCTGCATAAAATGTTTCAAAGGAATTAACCCAATCTTTACACATAATAATTCCTCTACCACAATAATTAAAAAAAGAGGGGTTGTTGGGATTACTACATCGCCTTTTTATGCTTTGCCAACAGAAATATTCTGATGTTCTGCTCATTCCATGAGTTGTTTTACCCATTATTTTATCTCCATTAACTTTTTCATCTTATCTTTGTATTCTTTTATAACTTTAGGTGTGTGAAGTTTTTCTGCAAGTGCCTTTGATATTATATCGTTACCGGTTGGGTCTTGTCCTGGCATTATCCATGAGCGATGATATTTCTTTGAAATGATCTCTCCGTTCTCGTAAATCCTTGTTATACGCCGTACTGAAATCCTCCCCAAATCATCAACCATCCTGTCATGTGATATTATTTCCTCTAACCCTACTCCGGTTGGTTCTTTTTTCTCTATTGCAAAATCGGTCATCACGTTGGGTGTTAAGGCTTCAGCAATTTCTTTTGACCGAAGATCAAATCCTTCCATTTTGGAAATGTCTTTGGGTGAATATGGAAAACTTTTCACTTCGCTCTGTACTTTACCGTCTTTTACTATTTGCGTAATTCTATAAACTTGCAACTCCCCGTTTTCAGAAATCCCGTGCTTATATTTTACTTGCTTTAATAAGTCTGCATGTACGGGTATCGCAAAGAGTAAAAACAACACACATACTACGCTATAATAAAATCGTTTTCTCATAATTATATCCTCTTTATATATTTAGTAACTATCCTTAATTGCAGATTGCCAAGTTCGGTTATCGAATGGTGGAATTTAGTTTGTTTTTGCATTATATCTCCTTAAATTATATAAAATAAGTTAGCGAAACGCTTAATTGAGAACCATTTGCAAAGTTAGTATCAGCTAAGTTTGTATTTACCCCTGCCTCAGTAATTTCTCCAAAAACAAGTGAGGTAGAGTTAGTAGTGCCATAACAATTAAAAGCATTAGCAAAAGTAATAGCATCTGCCCAAACAGATACAACAGGTTGCGCTCCGGCGGCACTATTAATTGTAAAAGGTATTGCCTCTAATGTAGCAGCCCCCACTGAAGTTCCTTTTGATGTTAGCCCTAAATAACTTGTTAAACACACGATCCTTCCGTTTTTTGTATATTCGCCTAGTTGAGTGCCATAGGTTATACCAACCTTTGCCCCTCCAAACTGTAAATCAGGCGTAAATGTTCCTTCCTCATAATCATCCAGCGTATTAGGATCTGCACTTGGTACTGCTGTGGCAGGAAAGGCTATTTGACCGCCTGTGAGATTGATTGTGTTTCTCCATTCAGGAGCAGTTGCCCCTGAATTCATGGTAAGAATTTTACCAGCAGTTCCTTTGGCGAGTGTAGAAAATTTCTTATCAGCATCTAAATAAAATATATCCCCGGCGGTATAAGTTGAACCTCCGGTTGCCCACCAGTTATTATAAGCTATTCCATTACCGCTGAAAGCAACTGTCCCTGAACCTGAAAATATTTGATATGCCCCTGCAAGAATAGAGCCATTGATTGTTAAGATTTTACCAGAAGATACCGCCAAATCTCCACCACGATTGATAAATAACTGCATTGTAGTGGGGATTGAAAGATTGTCGGTAACAGTTTGTGCATCAGTAATTAATAAAGTAACCTCAGTTGACCCAAAGGAAGCTACAGCCGCTGTTAAACCACCGTAAAGATTGACGTTTTTAATATCTTCGAGGTAAGTATAATCAACCCTTTTAGTACTTCCGGTAGATGAATCATAAATAACTAATTTATCATCACTTGCAGGCTTGGCAGCTAAATCGGTTAATTCGCTTATTTTCTGATCTGCTCCGTAAGAAGGAGTTGCTAACCCTATCTGAAAACATAAAAACAAGGCTATTAAAAATGATATATATTTACGCATGACAAACCTCTCTTTGGATTAAAGCCATTATAATTATTATTAAAAATACCGAAGGTGCTAAGTGTAGTGGATAATTCCCAAGCATATTTACACAGGCAATAACAAACGCCGAAAAAAGCATGCGGTTTCCTCTATGAATAGTCATAGCAAATCCTGTTATTAAAGATAACCCTATAAGACCATATTGATAGAGTATTGTAAGCCACTCATTATGAAGTGGGTGTGATTTGCCCCATGAAGCACCTGACCCGAAACCAAAAATTATCTTCGCAGGAGAATCAAATTGTCTAATAGTTTCCATCCAAAACCCAAATCTCGGTGATTTGCCACTAATAATGAGTTTTATTGTTCCATCGTAATACCCAAATCCTATTCCTGCGACAAGTCCGCTTGCCCATATCCACCACTTATTAAAAAAGATCATCGTTCCTATAATAGCAGGGATTACCGCTGCTGATGACCCTGAAATAAATAAAAGAAAAGTTATTATTGGAATAAACCAACACCATGAAAGTTTATAGTATGGCTTTCTTATTCTAAAGAAAAACGGCAATGAAATCGCAAGATAGGCAGCCAAGAAATTATTGTTACCTAATGTTCCTATAATTGCTTTTTCTGGTAATTTATGGGAAACTCCAATGTTTTGTGAAAGCAAATATAAAACAGGATCAAATCCACATAACTGAAATAAAGCTAACGTAGCTTGAATTATTGCCCCTATGCAAATAAGGTTATAGTATGATTCTTTTTTCAAATTACTCTTGATAACAGCAAGATACAAAATAGCACTTGCAGTAAAAAACCAAATCATACCAAACGACATTCCCGCAGGATGAACATAGGCAGGATCACTAACAGCCTTAATCAATAGAAATAAAGTCCACGCTGAAGCATAAACTAAAAACCCTCTGAGAAATAAATTCTTTATCTGGAAGGCGAGGACTACTAAAGCTGTGATTAAAAAAGCGTACTTGTGCCCTATATGCAAGACCCCAACGGAAAGGAATCCAAAGGGCACAAGCAAATACGCCATTTGTAAAACACGATCTTTCATCTAATTCTGGTAAACCAATAATGAATCATTACAACGCCGGTAGAATTACCAGTAGAATCTCCGGCATAGCAAAGAGTCTGCTCGTCTGTGCTATCAATCGCATAGCCAACTGGTTCAATATCAGTCCCATCGTCAAGTAAGTCTCCAACCGTGGTTATAGTATTATCAACAAATCCCGCAGTTGTGAGGTCTATGCCGTCAATAAAACCATCTACATCACCGGAAACCGAGGTGTCAATACCGACATCAATATTGCAAAGTGCTCCGGTATCTACGGTAATAATTTCCGCTGTTACTGCCCGGACTATCGTATCGTAAGCAAAATCAACTTCGGTATCGACTTCTGTAGTGCTCACAATCACCGCTGAACGATATGCCCCGTGGTGCTCAACCCCAGGTCTGGCATCAATAACTACTGAATGAGTATATTTGTCAAAATTCTCAACAAACGCCATGAACCCGCCATCTTGCATCACAACAAACAGATCAACATATCTGTCATTAGTTGAATCTGTAGGGTCAACACTAAACGCTATCCTGTCATTGCAAACCGTAGCACTTTCAAAATTGGCCACAGATACAGGGTTAGTTAGTGAAGTGTTGGCTGAATCGTCAAATTCATATAGTGTTTCCAGCGTATCTGAACCTTCTGCCTGCACCCAAAATCTTACACTATCTGCTAATCGAGTAAGAACCAAAGTGCCATCAGCATTCATCCCGCCTTCCCACTTGTAAACATACGCCCACATATCTTGCTGTACTGCCTGAGCAGGGATTGCAAAGACAAATACAGCTAAGAGGGCGATTATAAAATTCCTGAATTTATGCATATTATCCTCCTAAATATCTGTTCTATCATTACCTGTTACATCATCCTGCGAATTAGCCACTTTCAAAAGAATTGTAGCCGTGTACCACAGGGCTTTGTAAGTTGTGTCGGTAACCGTTCCGTCAGCGTCAAGTTTGGTAAGTAAAACATCCCATGCCTTGACTATGTTATACAGAAGATCAACCAACTCTTTTTGATTAAATACACCTCCTGGCCTGAAATAAAACGTTGTTCCGTTTCCTAAAGAATTACCATCCTGATTCTCGATTATACCAAGAAAATATGCTGTATAAACGAGCGACTCATAATCAGAACCCGTAAGGGCATCAGCATCTAACTGCTCTGTAAGTGTCTCAATCGCATTGAAATAATTATAGAGCCACTCAAGAAAAGCCGCATCATCAATACCACCAGGACTTACTTCCCTAAAGAGATGTTCAGCCGCATATTGGCCTCGTCTGTTTCCTGCACAGTCTTCGATAATTGTATTTATTATCGCTGTGTAGCAATTAGCCAGATACGTTGTAAGTGGTACTCCGGCATCAGCATCCAGTTTAGTACAGACTCCCTCTAATGAATAGGTTAGCATCCCTAACAGGTTGACTAATTCTTTTTGGTTCAGACCGCTTGGCTTTATATCTGAATGAACATCAACCATTATACCTCCTCATCGCCTTTTGCTTCATAGAATTTATCGGCGGCCTTTTCAGACTTTGTTTGCTGATAGTAAAATGACGCAAAGACTTTTCTTAAGCGTTCTTTTTGTTTAACGTCTAAGAGTAAGTATCTTGGGTCAACTTCTATCGGCCTGTTTTCCTGTTTAGTATTTATTTTGTAAACAATTTGAGAACGAGCACGATGATCTGCAACAATCGCATATCTGAGATTACCGTTTGCCGTGACAAGAATATTATCAAAAACAACATCATTGTTATTACCCATGCTGTCCACGACTGTCCGGTTATGAGCAGTTTTAATATCAACCATTATCTCCTCACCGGATTTTTGCTTAATCGTTATATTCTTGCCTGAAGGGTCTTGAGGCACAAAAAAGGAAGGGGCAAGAACAACAATAAAGGATTTTTTGGTAATTATATCTACCATTTTGCCCTTTACTTTACGTTCCCCTAACTTTATATCCTCCATTGGATACCCTTCAAACGGACTTGCCTGTATTGCTGCTGAAGGTGGTATTGCTTTAAAATCTTCAAACGTTAATAGCGAAGCATCAAGCAACTTACCGTCTTCTTCATCTTTCTCGTTTCCTGTATCTACCGGATCAATCTTTTTCATTTTCCCAACTCCTTATTCCCGTTATAAATGGGGCGGAAGGACTGACGGGAGTTCAATCTTTTCGCTTTATGCAGCCAGCACAAAACTATCCGTCCCCAAATTAGTTATTAGACCTATATGTTCTCAAAGCGACAACAGCATTGTCTGCTGCATTAAACACCGCTTTGGTAAAACCATACCCTGCTCCGATACAGAACCCGACCTTGTTTTTATAGTCAAAGGTCTTTTCGTCCCATATCTTACGCTTGATATATGCAATCCCACCAGCACCTACACCCATAAAGAGAGCGGTTGCACCATTAAGAGTAGCACCAGACCCCCATGCACCAGTAGCAATCGGCACACGCTTATGTTCATGGATCGGCACATTCATGTGCATACCAAGAGCGTCGATAAAGATAGGATTACTCTTACCTCTAAGTTCGGCATCCATACGGGTCTGAATCCACGCCGCATCTCTTGAAGTTAAATCAAAAGCCTGATCTGGTGATATTACAACAACACCGTTGTATCGTTTACCGCCCATTAAAGGCCCCTGAATAACCGGAGTTGCCTTTTTACCATAAGCAACAGTCTTACCTATTAATGCAAGGGTAAAATAATCACCAGCTTCTATTTTCGCCGTACTTGTAGCATCCCCACCATAAAGAGCCTTTGTGCAGGAATCGTTAATGCCTGTAAAAATGGTCTGGTCTATATGTTCTGCGATCCATCTTTTAAGAAGCTCTTTCGACCATTTACGGGTATCCTGGTCAGATTTGTACTGTTCTGATAATATACCCTTAGTACGAATAGCGTTACGATAAAGACCAATGGTAATTGCGTCATCGTAAGTTAAAGGAACTTCCTCGTTCCCTTCCATCATTGCATCACCCTCGACACCAGCACCGGACAATTCTCTAATCTGCCCGAAAGTGTGCTGATAACCAGGATTTTGTTCGAGGTCTTTAAACTCAACGATTATATTATTGACCTCAGAAGAACCAATAAACCCGTGTCCATAAAAATAAGACTCGGTTGATCCCTCTATCCACCAATCCTTAGCCCAAGTTTGGCTTGTTAAAGCATTTGCTGTAGTAAATTCCCAATCTGCCATAATGTCCTCCTAATTCCAGGGAAGTTCAGGGTGTTTCCTTTTGAGTTCGGCAGGAGCCTCTTTTTTGAACTTTAAATATTCAGCATCGGGCATAGCAGTAATAGCATCAGCCATTTGATTGTCTGACATACTAAGAAACCGTGAATAACCAGTTTCAGTACCACTATCGACTTTGCCCCCGCCCGCTATCGACGGGACTGATTTAACCTGTCCGATAAGCGACTGAATACCTTTGCTTTTTTCAGCCGAAAGCAATGTATCTTTGTGCATTAGGAAATAAATATCTTCAACATTACCACTTCCTCTGCCGGTTTCTTTTCCCCAGGTTATTACATTTTCAAGAAGGGTGTTTATCTGTCCCGCTTCTGTTTCTGTAAGTGCTGAGTATTCTTTGCTGAAGAAATCCTTTGCTCTTGCTTGGCTGAAAGACTCCATTTCGGTATTAATTTGCTCCAACATTCGAGATTCTGTATCACGGGTCTTTGTTTGTTCATCTCTTTGTGATAATGTATAATTGATTTGAATTTGCTGGGCTTCCGCAGGATCAACTTCGTAAACTTCAGCTAATGTCATTCCATCATATTCACCACCCGTAACACGCATTCCACCTATTTTTACTTGTGTTGGAGCCGTCCCTACCTTCTCATCAGGATACCTCTTGTAGTATTCCTCTGGATTTGTTTTTAATAAATTAAATTTTTCCTGTGTTTCTTGTAAGTTACGTTCATGTTCTTTTCCCTTCCCATAGACTTTTTCAAATCTATCAACAGGAATCTTGTTGCCATCCGGGTACACAATGTATCCGTCTTCTAACTTCAGCTCGGCTTCTTCAGTTTCTACTGTTTCTTCAACAGTTTCAGTAGTTTCTTCTGTTGTTTCTTCAGTTTCGCTGGTTTGGGATTCACCGGTTCCCTTTTGTGTTTCTTCTCCCGTTTCTACTTTTTCTTCGTCTCCCATGATGTTTCTCCTTTGCATAGCGTTTAGGTCGCTAAGTACCTGCATGGCGTATATGCCCGCCAAGTGACAATAAAAAAAGCCTTAATGATACAGATTTATCTCTGTACCAAAAAGGCTTAGTTAAGCGTAATCGGCTTCCTCGCTAAAAGGTTTCCGTAATAACGAGGGTTATTTTTTTAGTAATTCATCTAACACACCTAAAGCATGTTTTAATATCCTTATAATTGCTTTGATTATTAGTTTTGCTGATTCAGTCATTTTTTTTCTGTTTTCTTAATTTTTCTATCTTAGCAAGAGTTGAATAAACCCAAGCATCTTTTCGTTCCTGACTCCAAGCAGGATGCAATCGCTCAACATCCCTTTTTAATTTAATGTGTAAGGCTTTAGGCATTATTTTTTCTTTACGTTAATAACCAGCTCAACTGTTCCGGTAACATTGTGAAATAACGGGTCATATCCACCCAGAACATTTGAGTCTAACTGAAGGGTAAAATTACCTTTAACCTCGTCAATCTGTCCTTCAAATCTTGCAATCCCTTGTGATGCTTTCTTAAAGACCAGATTCCCTTTTAACTTTTTCATTTTGCTCCTTCCTTCTTTGCTTATCTAATTCTTGCGTCGCTTTTGAAATAACAGTCCCGTTTTTGCCTTCTAATAAATTGTCTGCTGTTAATCGCAAAACATCTACTACGTTTTGTATGGTATCTCCTTTTGTTATAATAAAACCAGCGGTTATACCACCAACACGAAATAGCGTTCCATAACTTAATCCCCAATTAAAAGACTTGTGCGAAATAATCCTGTCGTTTTTGTCTTCAGATGCAAACTCCCATTCTACCATTATCTTGCCCCCTTCATCATTTCTGCTTCTGCCTGTGCGGCTTCTACAGCTTTCATCCTCTTAATTGCTTTGTCTTTTAGTGGATCGTCTGCATATTCTAAAGCAGTCTCTCTATCGTAAAGTCCTTCTTTATATTTCTCAATCGCCAGAGCTTCCTTTAAAATTCTGTTTGTAGGTAACGAAGACCCCGCTTCTACCGAAATATCAATATCAACTAAACCTAAACCTTGTTGAGCCATATCGTTTGGCCGGACTCTTTCAAGGGCTTCTATCCATTTTTGAGATATACCTTCATCCGGTTCTTGTTTTCCTTCAGGTGTCCATGATGTAAAATCTGATTCATCAATCATCTGCCGCCACATATATTGAGGCCAGTGTCTTAACATCAGGACGATTATAACCTTTGCCAACCTGTCCTGCGTCTCTTCTAACTTAGATTGAAAAGGAGTTGACATAACACCAGCTTTATCTTGAAGTGCAAGAACAACTCTCCCAGAAGGCGCTCTTTCCCCTGGAGGCATTTTACCCTTTACAACATCCTGCATATCAAAAAGATCATCTATGCCTTGAGAAGCCATTTCTTCAAGTTTTATTAATGCCGCTAAAGGAAAATTCTCCATTCCTAAACGATGAGGCATGGCATGTGCGGGTGTGTTTTTGTCAACCTCAAGCTCACTACCTGATTTACCTGGCTTGCCTATCCATTTTGTGCCTTTAGTTCTTACTAATGGGCTTGTCATTGCATAAGACGTGGCCATTATTAGCTGTGCCCTTCTTTTAGAGCGTTCCTTTGCCAAAGGAAGGGCAAAGGTAGTAGGGCAGGTAGGATAGGCTGTATCAGTGTCCCAATGCTTTAAAGCTATAATCCCCATTACTGGGTCACCATCTGAATCCATACCATAAGGTTGAGTTATTTTTGAAATCATCTTTTTACCGACAATGATTTTCTGAATTCTTTTTTGTAATTGTCTTTTCCAAATAAAACCTTTTTCTAATTCTAAAAGTTCCGTGGTTTTTTGAAGTCTTGAAACAGCTTGTTCGGGTTTTTCGTTCTTTTCAAGTTCTAATGGTATTGGTTTAAAATCTTCACCGTCTTTAACAATCACCCAGGGTTCAGTTACGACTTTTAATTCCCAATGTTCAATTTCCCATATTTGCTTTAATTCATCTTGCAGAATAGCCTTTTCTTTCTCCCCAACTGCGTAATTATCCTCTCCTATAACCCCTGATGATTTTTGAGGCTCATCTGTTATGCCACTTGCAAAATATAGTTCATCTTCTTCAATTGAAGGATAATTCTCAAGGATATACTTTTTAGTTCGTAATTGAGCTATTATAACATCAGTATCACTAAAATCATCTTCTTCAGAATCTTGAGAGAAATATAACTGGGTTGGTTTTGTGTTTTTAAATTTTATCCGTCCAAATATCCCCTTATAAGGATCATGCCAACAAGTTAAAGAACCCAACCCGCTTGTTTTGGATTCAATTACATTCTTATAAACAACTGCATTCCCATTATTCTTACGCCATATAAAATTAAATCCCCTTTGGATTAATTCTGCTATATATAAATCACTCCCCCCCACAGGCTTGACAATTATTTTAGGCTTTTGGTTTGTTGCCACCGCTGCTGAACCTTGGACACCTTTTACAACATCATTTATGACAAGAGGAACCATCCCCGCATCGGTCATTTCCTTTTCTTCGTCAGAATTCCATATTTCGTTTTTATCAATCAGGTTGCGGTTTTTCTTTCTCATTTCAAGCCACTTAGTGCGCTCTTCAGAGTCAGAAAACACTCTAAGTCTCTTGTATGTCGTTAAGACTTCCGCATCAACGTCTTTGTCAGATTCGATTAGTTTTATATCGGGTTTAATCATGCATTCCTTGTGGCTTGTATTTATTTACCCATTCCCAAAAACATTCCGGGCAACAAAAATGCTTCTCTTGAAGTTTCTCTGGCAAAAGAATACCACCAGAAGTCCCAGAAATCCCCTTCAAAACGACTTCAACATCATTTCCATATCCAGCTTTTTCACAATTATCACAAGTATAATGTTTCATAATACTCCCTCGTTAAGCGTTCCCCTTTGTCGGCATATTGCTTATACTCACAAGTCCTGGGCTTTTTTCATAGAGATATTGAACTTGAAACTTCTGCCCGACACACATACAGTCTGGTGCAATCTTTATAAATACAGGTAAATCTTGCTGCTTATCCATCATAGTTTCTAATACAGTAAAAGTAACTTTCTCTTTTTCTTTTTTAGGTAATTCGTCCCAAAGACCCTTACATTTCATAAAGCATTTTCTGAGTAAATATTCTTTGTGTTCAATTATTTGATACCCGAACTCCCATCCACCCCATGAAGTTTTCTGAACAGAATCCTTATCCCTCTGTCTGTAAACACCGTCTTTAAATATCATCTGAGGAGCTTTGTTTATATTATCAACGTAATTTCGCAACCCACCTAAAACTTCTTTTAATTCGGGTATTACAGCGCCCAGTTGCTTTGATTTTCCTGTTTCATTGTTTTTAACCATCCAGGACTCCACTCTAATTTCTCCTTAGTAGGTTTGCTGCCTAAAAATAAATCCGCCTGTCTCATACAACCTGCTGACATTACACAATCACCATATTTACCACTTTCAGGTCTTAATTTTTCCGATGTATCGTGTATAAATGTCGAACATTCGTCTATAAGCATCGCACAATAAAGCCTTCCTCTCATAGATCGCAGCCATTGTTTTAAATCACCGCAAAGTTCGTGTTTAGCTTTTGTTGATTCAGTCGGCCATCCGAATTTCTTTGTCATTCCACCACCTACAGAATCAGGGACTAATTGTATATACTGATTACATCCTAATTCAGAAAGTCTCTTTACCGTAGTCTGGCCGGCCCCAGTTCGTTCTACACAAGTTAAGGCCCGATCATACCATTCAGACAATAAAAACGTAAGTTCCGCCCACTGATAAGCATCAATTCGATTAGACCGCATACGAGCAACAATCTCATCTTTAAATCTGTCACCAATATAATCAACCGAAGAAGTCTCTCCTAATCCTTCTGAAACATCCCCCCCAAGACAATATCTTTTATCCCATCTTAATTCATCCCAGTCTTTAAGTAAATTATAAGGCCATCTCCAGATTTCTAAAATCCCCTTTCGATCCTCAATAAATTCAATCTCTTTATCTTTATTTCTTATAAGATTTCCAACAATTCCTTTAATAGTATAAGTATGTCTCGCTAAAACTCTGCCAAAATATGACCCACCTAAAACAGAAATCACGTCCTGCTCTGTCGAAGGATAATGTTCTATAATATCTTCATCGTCTTTATTCTTTTCATGTTTCTGCTGCCATATAAATTTAGGAATTTCTTTTTTTTCATCCTCATCCCAAACCAATTCTCTTGATCTATCAGGATGTCCCCACCAGGGAATGAAAATCCTTTCAAATATATTAAACCCTTTCATCGAATTAACAAATAATTCACGAGTAAACGCCCACCCGGGAGCACGTTTCATATCATTAGATATAACAATTATTCTACCTTTTGCAGCCGCAATACCTGGTTCTGTAGCTCCGTAAATTTCTTTAAAGTATTGATTTAATGCCGATTCATCAATTATAAGTAAAGTAGGAGTTTTAGATTGCCCCCCCTTCGGGGTAGTAGGCAACGACTGAATTATAGAATTAATCTCATTTCCTTCTTTGTCATAATGGAGGAACTCCTTAACCTCCATCGTGTCCCGTTTAATCTTAGGGCATAACCAGTCGGGTAAACGAGTGTGAATAAAATTAATTCGAGCTAAAAACTCCTGCGCTATATCCTGGTTATACGAGACTACTAAAATCTGCTGTAATGGTTTTGTTATTGATAACCACAAACAATAAGTGGCAATTATCCAAGTTAAACCTAACTGCCGAGCCTTAATGCAAATAATCCATGCATCACTTATTATCTTAGGCAGTATCTTCACCTGAGCAGGCCATAATTTAAATCGAATTGCCCTAAAGGTTACCTTGTCCTCAATAAAAACATACTGACTTACAAAATGTAAGAATGACCCTATAACCCTATAACATTCCTTAAATTTATCCTTTTGTGTTATTTCCATATATATCAGTATGTTAGATTTTTATGTAGTGTTAAAAAATTGTTAAAAATATTATTTGAGAGTACATATTATATATTATATTACCAATCCCCCCCCCCAGACCCCTTTCGGGTATATTATACTGGATCAAGGACAGGGGCTGGTGTCGTGTCCTCTCGCTGATATATATGTATGATAATAACATAATATGTAAACTTTGAATCCTTGTGAAACCGCATGGTTGACGCATCTTATAGTTTGGCTCATTATTATATTACTACCACCCCTGTAATCTGTGAATCTATAAGGCTTCGCAAAATGAACTTCGGTTCTTTACTGCCCTGATTTCTTAGGCGCAAGTGCGCTGTTTGCCAATGGATTAATCCAGGGCCTTACGCCCGTGGGAGTATCTGTCTTTATCTTATTATTACAACTACTTAACTTTTTAGGCTTAGCTTCAATGTGCTTATTGTTTAAACCTTTATAGCCATTGTTTAAACCTTTTACCTGTTCAACTACTGGAATGTTTAAACCTTTATCACTTACTACAGCAATAACCTTACCATAATCTGTGATTTCAAACGGCAGGTCTAATAGCTCCTTGGTCAGCCTTACTCTTAATGTCTTTAGTGGTATCTGCCACATACCTTACCCTTCTTTGCCCTCTGTTATGGTCTCTATGGGCTTCTCAGTCTCTTGTCTATACACTAATACAGCCATTGTCATCTCTGTCTGACCAAGTAGCCGTACATCATGCTGTTCTGCTGGATATGCTTGCTGTAGTTTAAGAGCCATATCAACTGCCTTGATCTGTGATGGATTGTCGTTTGCTTCGATTGCCTTGCCGTCTTTATCTGCGCCTATGGGACGTTTACAATCAATCAGGTCGTTGAGCTTGCCTGATAAGCGGTCTAAGGTGATGTTGTGGTCTTTAAGTGCTTGTGTAATGGGGGATAGGATTGCTGCTTGTGTTTCGGTTGGATTAGGTAAATTGTCTGTATAATCTGACGTACTCATATAACAATGCCTTAAACTTTTTTGTTTGTTGTTTGTTGTTGACTACAATAAGCAAAAATTAATGGCTCAAACGTCCATATTACAGGTTTTTTTTTACGCCTGGCTTGTTAACGTGGCTCTTAAACGCATAGCCTAATTTTAGCATTTTAGGCGCATGTAGGCATCTAAATGTGTTAGCTGTGCATGGAAAATACTTTGCTATATTATCCCATGTTTCTATACGTTCACTGGCCATTTTATACGCTCCTGGGCATCATACTTGCCTTGATCTCATCTAATACTACCATATAGGGTCTAATTACCGGCTCATGGTATCCTGTTTCAAGGTCCTTATCAATCCCGCATCCGGTGCATATTTTATGCGTGATTATATGCCTGGTTTGGTGTACCATGGCCTTGATCTGGGCCGGTGTAGGCTTTGTGCCGTCCAAACGTCTGCGTTCTGCTCGCTCTATTGTGTTTTGTGTGCTCATATTTTATATGCTGTTTTATCATTTGGATGCGCTTTAAGATGTTTTTTTGCTCTCTTAACTTTGTTGGTCTCATATCTATTTGTTGCGTTGTATCTGTTATGAGAGGGGGACTTCATCCCACGTCCTATCTTTTTCCCGCCCTTCTTGCCTGTTGATTTAGCCATTTTTTATCATCATGTCTTGGGAGCTTCTGGCTCACTCTGTTTTATGTATCAGCCATTATGGCCGTATTTATAGATCTCTGAGCTCCGAGCTCCCATTGTTTTGATTTGCAAGAACCGCCGTAACGGCTCAAGATTTCTTTGCGCCCTTGGCACATGAATATCATAATATAATCAATGTATTGCATATTTTTAGTAAAATATCAAGTTTTCTTTTCATCTTATGGCATAATAGTTGCTTGCGCTGCCTTTTTTCGTTTTATTTTCAATGAGTTATGCAAATAATTTAATTAATGTTCATTTTTAGGTTGACTTCCTCATAATAATCATAATATTATAACAATAAATCACAAAAAGGAGATTAAACATGAAATGTAAATGCAAGCAATGCGGCTATGAATGGGAATCAAGAACAGATAAACCTAAAACCTGTCCCCGATGTAAAAGATATGACTACAACAAGGAAAAAAAGAAATGATATATTTTATAAGACAGGGGGATACGAACTTTATTAAAATTGGTTACACAAATGGGAATCCCCAAAAACGCCTTGATTCGTTACAAGGAGGAAACCCCCAAAAACTTGAATTAATTGCACAGTGGGAATCTGGGAGCGCAAAACAAGAATGGCAAATACATAAATATTATTCAAAGTGGCGTATGCTTGGCGAATGGTTTGATTTGCCTACAATAACCGTAGACCAGATAGAACAGGACATATCTGACTTAAAGAGAATTATACAACAGAAAATTATAGAAAGGGTTGCAAGGGAGAAAGCACAAACTGCAAAGCGAAAAGCCAGGCTTCTTAGAAAAAAACTTTTAGAAGAAAGGAAACAAAGGACTGAGGAAATGAGACAAAGGGTTGTCGGATCTCCGCCTGATTGGAAACAGATAAAGGCTATTTTTGGTTAATAATATATATTGAGGAACTAAACACAAAACAAAGGGAGGATTAAAAAATGACCAAAACAGCAACAGAAAGCTCCAGCTTATATCGGTTATCAGTTACAATAGAAAATGTGGGAATGATGAAGGCACAAATAGAAAAAGAACTCAAACGCAGAAATGTACTCGGTGCATCAATAACTAATATTCAAAAGCTCGGTAGTACCGGACTTATTATCTTTAATGTTGATGATAGGGGATACTGGGCGAAACTAACACCAACCGGAAAAATCAAACGAAACAGTATCAGGAGGGACGTATTTTAAAAGGGGGAATTATGAGAAATGTGCCGGAGTCGGCTGGAGAAGGATGGATATTTGAAGATGTTGAAACAAATATTTTATACGATGTCTCCGAGGAATGCACGATTACTTTAATTAAAAAAGCAGAGGGTAAGCCATGACTGAAACACTCGAACTTGAATCCGTATTTAACCTGATACATACTATAATCGAAACATCCAGACACGACATAATGACAGGCGATTTCCTGGTCCCGCGAGATTATTTTGTAGAATTGCTGAGACTGAGGCATGAATTGGCTGAAGTTATTAATAAAATGGAGGAAAAACCATGAAAGGAACATGCCCTAAATATTAATTCCTTACAGCGTCCTTAAACTGCACTGTTTTATCCAGCCACGTTAAATTTATTCTCCGTGTCGGCCCCATCCTTTGCTTTGCAATATTCAGCTCGGCCTTACCATGCCACTTAATCATTTCTGGCGTCATTGTGCCGTCATCGTGATATTTATTCATAATATACTGTTCGTGCCGGTAAGGAAACATTACCACATCTGCATCCTGCTCAATACTGCCGGAATCTCTTAAATCAGACAAAATAGGTCTTTTATCAGGTCGCCTCTCGCAATCTCTATTTAATTGAGACAATAAAACAACTGTAACTTCAAGCTCTTTTGCTAATTGTTTAAATCTTCTGGTTATTTCTCCAACCTCGTAGTTTTTACCTTTTTTTGTGTCCCCTTCAATTAGCTGTAAATAATCAATAAAAACAACCTTAATATCCTCTTTCTTTTTTAATCTGCGAGTAATCCGGCAAATATCTAATGTTCTGAAACAATCTTTATCCGCAATAAACATTTTTAATTCATATAACCGGCTTGCTGATTCTGTTTTTAAGAGCCAATCATCCGCAGAAAACCAACCATTTCTAAATTTCATTAGGCTAACTCCGCTTTCACTTGCTGACAAAGAATCATAAAGCTGTTCCTTTGACATTTCTAATGATATTATTGCGTTGGGTATTTCTTTTTTTGCTATATTTACAGCCATGTTGCGAGCAAGTGAGGTTTTACCCATACTTGGTCTGGCGGCAATTATTATTAAATCTCCTGCTTGAAATCCACAGGTAACTTTATCAATATCAATAAATCCAGAAGCTATCCCTGAAACATTGGTTTGGTTTTTATATATTATTTCGTGCCTATCCTCTCCTTCTATAACAAGTTGTTTTATATCTGTATAGTTATTGCCGGATATTCCGGTGTCTATTCTCAATATATCCGTTTGGAATTTATCAACAATCTCATCTGCGTCCCCGCTTGCTTCCTGACATAATTTAATCGTATTATAACAAGTGTCTATCGTGTTACGTAAAATAGAATATTGCTTTATCTTTTTAGCTGTGTATTCATCATTAATGGCAATAGGAATTTCGGTAAGAACTGCTAAATAACTTGCTCCGCCAATATCAGCCAGTTGGTTCAGTGCCTTTAGTTTATCAGCCAATATAACAATATCAACAGGCTCGGATTTTCTTTTTAGTTCAAGCATAGCTGAATATATTTTTTGATGCGATACTTTATAAAAGTCAGCAGGAATTAATATATCAGCAATATCATCAAGCGATTCGTTGTTTATTAAGCATGATGATAAGATGCTTTGCTCTAATTCTATGTTTTGGGGCGGTATTTTATATAATTCATTCACGATAAAATATCCTCAAGTGGCGGCTGAAAATTATTAGGCTCAAAATTGCTTGGCTTTGGTTTAACCTCATCTTCCCAACAGCCTTTATTCAACCATGTTGCAGGATTTTTCCATTCCGGCCGGAATTCCCCGTTTGCATTTTTGCGCCACAATATTTGTTTCTTAATAGCAACCAGTAAAACAGATAGTCCAGGAAGTTCGTTTTTCTTTATGAGTTTTTTCCATCTTTCAAGAGCTTCTTTCTTACTTACAGGATTAGGATAGGTTGAAATAAAAATATCAAATTCCTTTTGGTTAAATTTTCTTTTTTTATCAGTATCAGTATCAGTATCAGTATCAGTATCAGTATCAGTATCGGTATGTTTGGTATCGCTTCGTATACGGTCGTATACGGTCGTACCTTTTTTATTCCATCGTTTATTAATATTTTCTTTGTTTTTATCACATATTTTCAGGTATTTATTTGTATCCCTGATAATTTGGCTTGAAATAGTTTTAAACACTATCTGGATACTTAGGTCTTTTATTTCAATGTTTTTATCATTAGAAAAAGCATACAAACTCTTAAACAAGATGCCGGCTTGTTCGTCTGATAATAGATCAATAATCTCTAATTGGTCATTGTATAAAATAAAACTTTTCTTGCGGGAAATTTCAGTCTTTGGCATTTTCCTTATCCTTATCGTGTCTTTGTATTAGTGTTTCAACGTCCTCGAAGGCAAAGCGATAGGCTCTCTTGAGGTCTTTTTCAAGCTCAACAGTAAGTTGCCCTGTACGTTCTAAGTGTGTTAATAATTTCGCTAATTGTCTGTTTTTGAGTTTTTCTACTTTATCCATACCATGTCCTTAATTCCCCCATCTCTTATCATTTCTTAGTATGTCTGTCAAGAATTTAAAATAGCCTTAGTTGTGATGCTTCTTGCTCAATTCGTTTGGCTGCTATTTTGCAATATTCTTCTGAGATTTCACAAGCAATCCATCTTCTGTTTAATCTTTCACACATCTTAGACACAGTTCCGCTCCCGGCCATAGGATCTAAAACCGTATCACCTTCGTTGCTCCATGAAAGGATATGATCTGCGACTAATGCTTCTGGGAATATTGCCGGATGTTCAAAAGCTATTTTGTCTTTAGCAGAATGCATAAAGCCTGTATTATATTTCCAAACATTGTCTCTTTGTCCAACTGGGTTTATTTTATAGGTAAATTTTTTGGAAGTCCCATCTTGAATTCTTTTATTACCAGTGCCCATTTTGCCAGCATAGTTATTTTTAACGTCTTTAATAGGGTTAAAGGTCTTGTGTTTGCCTTTCGTTAAAATAAAAACATATTCAAAATTATCTTGATAAAAACTAAGACTGCCCGTTCGTAATCCTACATTTTTAGTATAAAGCATTGTCACTAAATTAAACCTGATTTTTTTAAAATACAAAGCCTGTTTAAAACTTGTGCCTGTTTCAGAACCATTAATAAAAGCATCTTTTACTATCCAAACTACAACGCCACCATCTTTTGTAACTCTAAATAATTCCTTTGCAATGCCCTCAAAATCAAACACATATCCTTTATAGTCACGGAGGTTATCGTATGGTGGCGATGTAATAACCAAATCCACTTGTTCAAGCTCAGGCAAAAGCTCAAGGCAATTCCCGTGATACAGTTTCCCGTTTTCAGTCTCATAGTATGGCTTTATCATTTATTGTTCCAATTTTGTTGGAGGAGGTAGGATTTAAACCTACATGAAAGGACATTCTTAATTCAAATAAGAGTTCTTGGACTCTATTACCTAAAGAGCTTATCCTTTAAGGTTCTTGTTTAATAGAGGCTGTCACCTTTCCGGAACCTGAACCTGCGTCTACCAATGACAAGCAAGCCCACCGTTGACCGCAAGCCTGTCAATTCCGCCACTCCTCCGTTATTCCCCAATTTAGTCTCGTAGCATGGCTTCATTAATTCCTCAGCTTCTTCCATTTCTTGTTAAACCGTGTTAATAATATCCATGCGTGTTGCATTGTTATTTTAGCTTGAAGAGCTACCTGCCACCGGTACATATCAGCCGTGTCCATCTCCAGCACTGTCTTCTGCGCCTGTGAGGGGAATCTATGCCCCTTTGGTAGCCTTGGTATGTCTTCTTCGATCATAGCTCGTAAAAAAGACGTAGAGGATATTTTAATGGCATCGCCGGACTTTAAGCTCGTTGGATGTTTTTTATACACACCGGCAATGAATTCGTATCGTGTTTTGTAATTGGTATGATGGTCTTTATTCCAGACTTTTCGATTCAGGTCCCAGTCGATACTCAAAACATACACTCGCATGGTAAGTATTCGTCTTGTTTAAAAATCATTCTTTGGTCTTCTCCAACTATAGCTTTTAATGAAATGCCTTGTGGTGATAAATACATTGGTTTTTTACCTTTAGACTTTCTATATTCTATATTACGTTTTTCAAGCCGTTCTGCCTTACAAAATAATTCTGGATGTTCTATTCTAAGGAGTCTCCATTCTTGTGCAGTTTGAAAAGGACAAATATAACATTTTGACCTATGAGGAATAGGGAGCCCTGCTTCTTTTATAATTTGTTTGCATTTATCACGGCTTACATCATGTTTAAGCAGGGTAAATCTATGCTCGATCCCATCATCGACTGATATTTTAGCTCTTTTGGATTCATCTGTCGAAAAAGCCAATATCTTAAAACAAGGCTTTTCTACATATTTTGTGAAAGGTTTTATTTTAAAATGAACAGTACACCATCTTGGATAAATAGCAGGAACCATTTTATATTTCCACGAATAATCGTATAAATTCCCTCTGGCTGGTTTTATAATCGTAACAGGATATTTTTTTATAAACATTTCTAAATATTCATAGGTTTCAGGATATTCACAACCCGTATCAATAAAAATAGCTTCGTCGAAGCCACCTAAAAAATAACCGGCAACCGAATTAACACCGCCACCGAAACTAAAGTACCTTTTCATTAGCATCCCAGTCAATTGCCATTATTATCCTTAAGTGTCCCCCCACAATACCCGCAGAAATAATCAGCTTGCCCTACTCCACAATTACATGGGTGCATGACGTTGTTATGTTTCTTGGCCTCTTCTTGCCTGACTTGTTTTATTAACAGACCTCGCAATTTTTCAAAATGTCTTAACAAATCCAATTCAAGTTGTTGAGTCCATACGTCGTGTGCTTCTAAAATTATCTGTATCGTTGTTTCCATAAAGCCTCCTAACGATTAATCTGCCCTGCCGTGTTCTTCTGCGGCCAAGTCCAGCGGCTGGTTAGGCTGAAATCCTTCAAAGTTTGATGATATTTTACGAACGATCCAACGCTCTGAAATTAAAGTAGAATGGCTTACTCTTGTGAATTTAGCTCTCCAAAGCTGGTCAATTGCACCAGGCTCCATTGGAATTATCTCTAAGAGCCATAATTTCCACGTTCGTTCAACAAGAACGCCATTTACCATTACTCTTGTTTTACCTTTGGGTTTCACTTCGACCCTATCTCCTACAGAATATCCCATTTCAATCTTTCAGACCAACAAGTCTATAGCTTGCATTAATGATATTAACTATTCACGTGCTTGAGTTCCTTTATAAAACATGGTTCACCTTTAAGCACAGAATAAACATCGCTTAGAACACAGGGTTTATAACGATTAGGGAATCTCCAGTATTTGCATTTTTTGTCACATATCTCAGGTTTCTTCCCACTCATTTTATCAAGCATTTCACATATTTTATGTGCCATCTTTAATGTTCCTTTGCATGACAATCAAGACAAATAGCTTCTAAGTTTTCCGCTGTATCAGAACCACCTTGAGACAGTTTTATCTTGTGATGTGGCGGCCCCTCCGTGTATGCTTCGCAATGCTGACAAGTAAAATTATCACGGATCAGAACTTCAATTTGTAGTTTTTTCAGCCTATACCGTGATAATCGGATTGGCTTGTGTTTTGGATCTGCTGGCATTAATATTCCACTATGCAACACGGAAATTCTTTATCTATCTGATACCAAACGCCATTAATTAAAAACGGGCTTGGTATTAAATAATCCATATTGTCATCTTCGATTACATTATGAGCCACTAATAAATCACAGATTATTTGAGCAGAATTAACCCAATCAAATTTACGCTTAGAATCTCTTACGAAATGAAAACCTATCAGATATGGCGGCTTGCGATGCTTCAGTTCCTCACGCATAAGAATTACAGCTTGCTCAAATAAGTTTGGTCGTGTTTTATATCCTTCTACCGTGTGTTTAGATACTGAATATTTTTTAACGCCCAATTTCTGTAAATACTTGCGAACTGTTTTTGAATGAAACACGCCTCTTGATGTAGCTACTTTTGAATTCTTTGAAGATGGAGTGTTAAATTGGATTATGATTCTCATTCTATCACCTCAATGGGAAGTTTACGCAACAAAAAGTAGCACTTAGTTCGGTTTTATGTTTTTTCTTACATGTAACGCATAAATACTTAGGCTTTAGTCCCCGCCTCCATATCATCTTATCCCCTTTTTTGTGAGTCGCATATAACTTTGTCATTCCACCACCAGACATATTCCATAATTCCAAAACACAAGAGCATAGACTGTGTGTTCATAGCACTCAGAATATAAAAATCCGATGAGCTTATCACCGAAACCGCCAGCGTACCTGAAGAACTTAATCTTAGCAAAGAGGATATTCATTCCTTCCCTTCCTGGTTACGTTTTTCAAAGCAAGCCGCTGAATTACAGAAAGTCTTAAATGGGATACAGACAATAATATCATTATTAGTTATAAACGGGGCTCTGTTAATAATAAATCTATTATCTGTCTTTTTGCATTCTTGTATCTGATCGTAATAGGATTTGTGCCACTTTGTTAGCATTGATATTTCTCCTAAATTAATAATGATGGCTGAATTTGATTTATTTTGGTGATTCTCCAGCCGATATTCATTCTATCACCTCAAAACGCATCCGGTTTGTTTCTAACCCTGAACAGCCATATCCAATGGCGTATCCTAAAAAGTATTCTAAGCCTTAACGGTGCTTGTGTGCATGATAACAAGACCCTTGCATATTCGTTCATTTTAATTCTCCTTATAGTGGGAATGTAGGTCTATTGAAATACCACTGAGTATATTTCTTTTTATGCTTTAACCACATAAAAAAATTGAATTCACTCCCAATTGTAATCGACTTTATTACCGCCACAACTAAAACAATAATTATTAACTTTTCCATGATTTTATCCCTCCGCCTGTATTATTCATAAAATGGTAATAGTGTGGTTATTGCATTGATATATTCTTTTCTATTCAAATACCCAACACAGGCTCCTAAGTGCATTGCCAATTTCATTGCTTTTTTTCCACCAATAATAAACTGAAGATAATAGCAACTATTAGATATAATTTTCTCTACCTTATCAGGCATAACATGTTTCTCCCTTATATTTAGAATAAATCCTTTTGCGCTACCTTCAAAATCTTTGAAATAATTTTCATCTCTTCTTTGGTAGGTTTCAGCCTTCCGTTTACAATCCTACAAAAACGAGTGTTTTCAATTCCAGCTTCCTTAGCAAGCTCAAAAGCCTTGATACCTTTGCTTTTATACGCAATTAACAATTTAAAATTTATCATAATATTTAATCTCCTGAACCCTTTTACCACGACTGAAATGTAAATGCAAGCAAAATCTTGGAAGGGCTTAAAATAAATCTGCAATTTATTGAAAATAGTTGTTGACTTTTGTTTTTTATTGTTTTATTGATACATTAAACAAAGGAACAACATGAAAAAGATTTTATACTTACACTTAAAAGGAAAATATTTTGACCAAACAAAGGCTGGCACGAAGGTCGAAGAATACCGCCGGTGTTCTACCTATTGGCAAAATAGGCTTTTCCACCGCGCATACGACTACGATGAAATCCATATTATGAAAGGATACCCAAAAAAGAACGACCACACAAGAAGGTTGATTTTCCCGTGGAACGGATACAAGGTAAAGGTAATAACACATCCTGAATTTGGGAGTCAGCCAGTTGCTGTTTGTGCAATTAAACTTAAAACATGAGGTAAAAATAATGATTAGATGCACACAACAACAAAATATAAAATGTCTCAAATGTGGGGATGTAGTCGCTGATATTGTTCGCATTGGTGCTTTTTATATGTGTCCCGCTTGTTTTGCTCAAGAATTTGAAACCCAAATAATAGAATTTGAGCCTGATTCAAGACTTGGAAAGATTTATTATAAATGGCTTAAAAAATATAAAGAAGGTAATATTATATAAAACATGAGGTAAAACAATGGCAAAGAAAAAATTAGACATAACGAGAGTCAAAGGACTTATTAAACAGATTGAAGCTCGTAAAAACAAGATAGGCAAAATAAGAGATGAATTACGAGAGTTGTTAGATGATATTGACGACTGTGTGCGTGATGTAGAACAGGGAGTTTATGACCTTGAAAGTGGGATTACAAGCCTTAAATACGCTATTGATACTATAAGTCAGACGATGTAATGGAATTAGCTTAATTATTCTGCGGCAACCAAACACAAAAAGGAGGAAAATAAATGCTTAATGAAATGACAGAAGCTTCTGTGGAACTGGGGCAGAAGATAAGGGCAGAGAAATGCAAGCCTGATTATGAAGGCATGATAAAGCGCATTTCTGAAACCCGGGCTAAAACTGATGCTTTCCGTGATGCTGCCTTAGTATATTTTGAAGGTCGCAATGCGAATGGCAAAATGGCAGAACTGATAGGCGAGCTGGTAACAAAGTGCAACAGCTTACAGCGAGAGCATGACAATTTAATACAATCTCAAGAAAACGACGAATAAGATCAAGAATTATTCTGCGGCTCCCGGACAAAAGACCATTATCGTGATACTATAAAAATCAGATAAGGTCTAAACGATGCCTGCGGATGTGTAAGAAACGCTAATATTGCCTGTGTTAAAGGGACGAAAAACCGTGCAAGCGACCTGTAAAGGTGCTTCGGCAACGACGAGTTGGTCACTGTCGAGAGAGGCTATAGGCAACTGTCTTGATACACAGTAACATGCTGCGGAGTAAAAGACAAGGTTCATAGGCAATATTAGCAAAACAACTAAACATAAAAGGAGAAAAACAATGCCAAACATTAACGAATGTTCAGTAGAGAAAAAAGTACGACAGGTAGAAGAGCAGACTATTTGCCTCAAAACTGAAACCGATGTCTTGCACGACAGAATTGGAGAACTTACTGGTAGATTGGGAACTGTTTTAAGACCACAACCTGAGGCAGAGGATATAGGTAAACCTCTAGTGGTAGAACTTGTATCTTTGGCTGCGGGAATTAGAGAAAGTGCCTCTTCAGTTTCCAATGCACGGGTCAGAATAGAGGATATTCTTTCACGACTTGAATTGTAGTTCCCAGCAAAACAACATGGGGAAGGAGTGAATAAATGGCATACACTAAGGATGGGATAATTTTCCCCCGCTGTACAGCGATCATTGGAGAATGCAACCCAAAGAATTGGGGGCCGCAATGGGGGGCTAATTGCGTTGTGCAATGGATTAAAGAGAATATTTCATGTAGTTCAGATGATATGTGCGATGAGTTTTATTCTTGTACACCATCAGATTTAGACAAAGCTCGGTTTGAGTTTCGTAATGTAAGCCAAATAGCCCTTGATATTGGCTCTGAGGTACACAACGCCGTTGAAAAGCATCTTCAGGGTAAAGAGTATGCCTTGACGAGTAAACAAGCTGAAAATGGCTTCCAGGCGTTTCTGGAATGGGAGAAGGAAGTTGATCTCAAACCATCTGCTCTTGAATTTACAGTATGGGGAGACAGGTGGGCGGGGACTTTAGATATGGTTTGCAAGCTTAACGGCAAAATATATGTTGTAGATTTTAAAACATCCAAAAGATTCTATTTAAGTGAAATGGGCGCACAAATTGCGGCTTACAGGTCTGCTATTAAATTAACAGTTGATGGTTGCGGTATTCTCCGGCTTGACAAAGAGACCGGAATTCCAGAGTGGAAAGACTTTTCAAAGCGGTATTTAAGCGACCTCGCTGTATTCAACGCAATGGTTGATTTATATTATTTACGGCATCCAAGAATAAGAAAGAGGTTTAAAGCATGAAACCAAATCCATTCGGGAGCCTTGATTTTGAGCAAAACTTATGAGCAAATCAAAACACAATAAAATATATTTTATCCAAGCACCAAACGGATTATTTAAGATAGGGAAAAGTTTAAATCCTAAATCCAGACTAAAAACCTTACAGGTTGGTTCACCAGTTCACTTAACGATAAAAAAGATTATTCAAGGTGGTTTATATTTAGAAAGTATCTTGCATATATATTTTAAACATTTACGCAAACATGGTGAATGGTTTAAGCCTGATTATGAATTAAAACAGTTTCTTAATAATAAAAAGAATATTAATATATCCGGCATTTTAGATGTTGTTGAAAAAGAAATGCCCGAAAAGTTTATAAAATATTTAAAAATGTTGGGGAAAAAGAGGTTATCTTTATAATGCTCGCAAAGGCAATATCCAGATTTACCAACAATGAAGTTACGGTTGAGGATTTGGGAGTTGAGGAGAGATGATAAAGACATGGTCCCGAACAGACCTATTTTTAGAGTGTTTAAGAGGCAAAACGCCTGTAAATATTGACAAGTTTGGTGGTCCCGAACAACAGGAGGAATAATTATGGGTGATGCAGGAGATGATGCAAGAGATACAGAAGAATTTAGACAAGAGCTTGAATGTTTACACGATTCTGGCGATTGTGATTTTGATTGTCCCTATTGCAATAAGGATTATTTAATATATGACAACAAGGAGGAATAAGATGGACAATAAAGAATTCATACGCAAATCAGGCGAGTTACAAAAACTATATGCGGAAATGTATAAGGAAGGTATAGAAGGGATTGAAACGGGATGCATCCAGATGGATGATGCGTTTTTTAATCGTTTTGATAAGAACAAATGCCAGAAAAAACATCATGGTGAAAAATATCCAACATGCTATTCAATACATGAAGGGGGGATAGAATTTATATGCCTAACTGAAGAACCGTGGGAGGTAGATAATGACACTATCAAAGAATAAAATATTGTTTGAATGTTCATGCGGGTATGCTCATGATATTTACTTAGAGCAGAATAACCCTATATCAACAGTATGTATTAATTGTGATACGAAATGGTATATCCTTTTAAATGCTTTTTCATTGAGTCCAAAACAGGAAAATAAGGAGGATTAATTATGGAACTATATGGACAAATCATAACGAAAATTTACCATGTTAAAGACGGGACAGGCAGAGACAAGGAAGGTAAAACTTGGGCTTATAGAATATGGAATATCTATTTTGAAGATAATGATAAGAAATTTACATACTTTACAAGTGGCAAGAAGCCAGAGCCATTCGAGGGGATGAAGATAGGCTACCTGAAATATACCGAGAAACAAGAAACATCAAAAAAGGACGGCAAGGTATATACTAACTACACTATTGACGAACTCAAGGTAAGCGAGGACAGCCCCCAGCCGCAAGCAGGGCAGAGAGTTCAAGCCAAGACGCAGAGTACAGATTGGGATGCCATTGCAAGAGGCAAGTGTAAGTTTGGCTTCCTACAACAAGCCTTTGTGCCATATCTCAAGGGGGAATTATTTAAGGATGAGGAAGGAAAGCTACCGTTATTAGAAGAAGCCGCAGAACTATTCGCTGATCTATGTATGAGATGGTTCCCAGGCGCAACCACAGCCCCGCAGACTGCAAAAGAAGAAAAAGACGTACCAGAGCGTGCCTCTGGAGGACCCGACAGGGATATACCGCCAATAGAGGCATATGAGGAGGAATAATGACACCAGAAGAACATAAAATACGACATATTGCTTTACATAAAAGTCTTGATGAATTATTTGCTGATTTTATAGAAAACGCAGAAGGCAGAACAACCAACACTATTCTTGATTTAATTAACTGGTCGCATAAACAAACTATTGAGACAGATCACGGACAAGGCGAGAGTTACTTCGGTTTGGGAAGATTAAATGGCTAAAATGCACATACAAAAATTCAATAATGTATGGGTTCCGGCTGACGAGAAGGCAGAGGAGGTCTTATTTAAAATGAAGCAAGGCCAAGTCGTTTGTCTTGATTATAGCCTTCCCAGAAATTACGAAAATCATAAACGGTTCTTTGCATTTCTCAAAACTACCTTTGATATTCAAGACTGGTTTGACAACATGAACCATTATCGAAAATGGATTGTAATGAAGTCCGGGAACTATACAATTATAACGGCTCCAAACGGATACCAGATATTCGATGCTGATTCGATTGCTTTTGATAAAATGGATGAGGATAAATTCAGAGGGGTCTTTTCAGATTGTATTGATGCTTTTTTGTCGGTCTGGGGGGATAGGATAACTAAGGACGAACTTTTACGGATTATTGACTTTTCATAAGGAGGATTAAGATGGATAAAAGAATATTATTAGAAGCCTTGATAACTGAGCGAGAAGGCATGTTGGCAGAAAATACGTTCAGATTAAGTCTTGGGCAAGGAATGGCATATACTTTTGATTCTTTTTACGATCTGGCACAACAAATTAGAAAACTAATGGATACAAACGAACCAAAAAAGAGTGAAACGGATGAGAAAGTGGATATTTCTATCTGGATAGATGAAGCAAGACAACTTATAAAATCTATTTTAAGCCCTGTTGCCGTAAATCAGGGAAGCAAGGGAAAGTTAATTTGGGAGTGTAAATATTGCGGGCAGAACGAGAAACCAAAATGCCTAAAATGTGTCCGAGAAGATGGTCTGGTCGTAACCGATGAATTA